TTATTTTTTCGCTTGGTTTTCTTTGGACTCTGCCTGCATTTTGGCTAATCTCCACCCCATAAACATGAATCTGACATTATCTCTCATATATGACCCCCAACCATCTTTTTCTAAATCTTCTTTAATCAAAAAGTAGTTTTCGATCATGTATTTTTCAAATTCTTCTTTTTCGCGTTTTAAATTGTCTAAATCGTCTAAATATCTCATTTTTTCAACCTCTTAAAAACTCGTCTCGCATTCTGACAACATCTTCGCGCTTGTATAGGTTGTCTCGGCCGACTAGTTTCGGCTGGGGAATCAAACCGGCGCGGCGGCGGTGCCAGATTGTGGCTGTTGATGGCGGCTTCTTGCCCGGTATCGTCCAAAGCTCTTTGACTTGGTCGAGTGTGATGTATTCATTCATTCGTAGCCCCTCGTTTTAATCCAATTTTTCCAAATCTTCGCCAATCTTGGCCAGCAGCTCTTTGCCTCGTGCCAAGACGTCGTCAACCGTCCACACGCGTGGGCGCGGTTGGTAGCGTTGGCGGCGTTGTTGTTTGATGACCGGCGTGTCGTCGGTCAGCGGTTTGACCATGCGCAGGCCGTCGAGACGGCGCATGTAGTCTTTAAATTTCCAAATATCCAAAGATTTTTGACGAGCCGCGTCAGCGGCTTCGCGCGCAGCGGCGATGATTTTGTCTTGATCGGCTTTTATCAGACGGCCTTTGCCTTGCTCTTCGCCGGCGAAACCATATAAATCAAAATCCCAGCTTTCATCCGGCAAAATATCCCAGTTCGGCAGGTCGTCGATTTCTTCGCAGGCGGCGAGGGTCTGCTCAATTTCTTCAGGCGTGGACGGTATCTTATAAGTTATCGTGTCGGAAACTGCCGCCAAATCTGCCTCGGAGATTTTCGTACAGTTATTGACACGAGTCCAAGCGGCGGCGGTGCCGCCGTATTTTAAAATCCACTCTTTCTCTCTTGAAATGAGGTATTCCCCCGTTTCAAGCTCGACGACGCCGCGCAGGATTGCGGCTTTTTCTTCGCCGTATTGGTTGCGCTCTTCGGTTTCCTCTTTGTACAAGGCGAGCGGCAAATCCGCGCGCTTAACGAATGCGTAGTCTTCGCCGCCCAATAAAGCGACGAATTTGCCCCAGTCGCCCTGGTCGGCCGCGTGGACGGCGCGATACAAGAGCGAATCTTCGGCGTCAACGTGGACGCGGCGCAGCTCTCGATAAAGAGTAACCGGCACGCCGCCGATTTGTTGGAATTGGCGGATGCCCCATTCCGAAGCCCACGCGCCGACGCGTTTTGCGGTTTCGGCGGCTGATGTGCCTGGCTCTGCCTCGTCATCGTCGCCCATGCTCTCGCCGGAGTTGGTCAGGCCGTCAATATTTTTTGAGACGTACTTTGCCAAATAGGCAGCAGCGCAGCCTTTTGCCGGGTCGATGTCCTTAAAGTCAACACGAGCAGACGCGCGCGATTTTTGCCAAAAGCGGAAAGAATAGTTTTCCCAAAATTCATCCTCTGTCTTCATGGCGGCTTTGAGCTGGGCCAGGCTGATTTTCTTGCCCGATTCGCGCATGATGGCTTCTTGGCGGTGGCGCGCTTCGGCGGTGCGCTCTTTGTCTGTCTCGAAATAATTTAAGCCCAGCTCCTCTCGGTCAGCTCGGCAGCCGTATTTAGCGACAACGCGGCGGAAAGCCTCTTTGTGCGCCTGCTCCATGAATAGCAGCAAGTGCCAGTGCGGCGTTGCGTCATGATGCGGCTCGGCAACGCGGAAGCCGTAGATACGGATACCGGCGCGGCCAAGATTGGCGCGGATTTGCGTCCATACTTTTTGCAGGTAGTCAGCGCCGTCGCGCGGCGTGCTGCCGTCAAATTTCGGATTGTCGGCGCTGTTTTTGGATAATTTTTTGTGAAAGCGGCTGGGGCAGGTCAACGTAACCATGCAGCCGTAATGGCCATGCACGCGGCTGATTTCGTCAAAGCCTCTCATGCGCGTCATCAGCTCCATGCGGCGGATGGCAGGATTCGCCATCGAATGCTCCCACAATTCTGCCAAGACGAATGATTCGCCCGTCTCTTCGCAGATGGCCTCGGCTTGCTCGAAAAACGCGCGCGCCTTGAGCTTGCGTTGCTCAAAGCGTTTGAATGCTTCGTTTGAGATATACAAACCGGCGCGGCGATGCACCATGCCGCATTCGCGCATGACGGCTTCAAATGCGCGGTAGAGGAATTTGTAGAGCTGACGTTTCCACCATTTTTTTTCTTTCAGACGGCCTTTAATGCCGGCGATGCCCTCGGCTAACAGCTCTTCATCGTCGCTGGCGGCGGCTTTGGCGATTTTTCGCAGTTGCTGCTCGAATACTTCGGCGGAGCGGATGCCCTCTTTGTCGGCGGCGTCCATCATGTGCTGATAGCTCATGCCCAGCATTTCTTTTTGCTCAAACTTCGCGGCCAAAGCCTGCGCCCTGGCTTCGATGGTCTCATTGTCTGCCGACAGGTCTAGGCCGTCGGGCAGGTGTAGATTTCGCACGACGGCAAGGGCGCGCGCCGCCTCTTTGTCGGCTTTGACAGCGGCAGCCAAATCGGCCAGCCCTGCGGCAGGGTTGGCCGTGCGCTGCCAGCGGCTGATTACCACATGGGCCAGGCCGTGGGGCAGGGTCTTTTGTATGTCTTGCTCCAAAACCGGAGCCATGTGGAAATAGGTCATTTTCGTTAATCGTCCGCCCGAATCGGGCCGTATGGTGTATCAGGGAAAGGCCGCCAGTAGGTGACCTCTGCTTCGGGGAATTTCCGCCCCTCTAAATTCTCGTAGCGGCGTTGGCCGTAGAAACCGGCCTGCACTTTTTCGCCGTCAAAAAATAAAATCTGTTGATATTCAGGCGGTCTGTTTTGCGTTGTTATCCAAAATCCAGCCTCGCCGATTTTTGCCCTTTGGCTCCAAGCCATCGCGGCGACTTGTGTCTCTCTTGAGTAATAGCCGCCATCAGGCTTTCGCTGTGGGTTCATGCCGCGCTTTCGCGCCCATGCTTCAAAGTTTTTGGCCTCTAGCTCTCGATTCATATGTCGTATTCTTTCTGCGTCTCCGCCCATACGAGATAGGCAACCATAAAACCAACAGGGCGATGGCGACGGCGACTGCGAAAATCGTCAGCAAAACCACAATCATAAAAACAATGTCCATCGCGGCGCCTCCCGTACCAAATAAGCTGACGGCCAGCCGCGTCGGTTTCGTACTTCGTACAGGGCGGCGTTGACGGTCTTGTATGGCTTTTTCTTGCCGCGGCCGTCGGCGTTGAGTTCGAGGACTGCTTCGCCGTCTGCCGTTGCGATGATTTTGCCGATTTGCACGTCGCTGCCGTGTGGTTCGTAATTCATAATTTTGTAAGTTTTCATTTCCAAATCCCCAATAAAACCTAATTAATATTCCCGATTCTCGCCGCCCAATCGGCGATTTCCTTTTCCGTGTACTCCACCTCACTGCGGCGTTGTGCCTCTTCGTGCAACCATTCGGCGACGATTTGCGCCGCCTCGTGGGGCAGGATGTGGGCGACTTGCCAAAGCGGAATATCGTTAAACAATTCCTGCACCGTCATCGCGCTGCCTCCGCGTCGCCTTGTGTTGGCTCGTATTCCGGGCTTTCGTAGTCGGCGGCGGCCTTGGCTTCGGCTTCGCGCGCCTGAATGTCCAAGACTGTCTGCGTTTCGGCGGCGGTTTTGGCTTCAGACGGCATCATTGCCATCAATGCCCAAATCGCTAAAGCCATAGCGATGATGTCGAGGATGTAGCGGATTCTGATTTTCATGATTTATCCTTGTATTCTTTTTTTTCAAAATAACTAACAATGTCCCTAATCAAATCGGCCGGAATAGACGACCTGTGGATTCCCTTACTGCCGCCTTTCCAGTCCATAAACGCAAAATTCGCCTTGTTTGTTTTCTTCAGGTTCATTTCCACGTTTGACGCAAACCCAGTTCGTTTTAGTGGGAATTTATCGCTGTATGCAGCGTAGCAGGCGGTGTTCTTCACGAAATTCAACCCCTCGCGTTTCAGTTTTCCAAACAACATTGATGACTGCGGATTCTCAATGACAAACGGAATTTCTAAAGCTTTTACAAGTTCACACACAAACAATGCTGTTAAATCCCCATTTACTCCGCCCTTTAAATATCTCGAATAGATTTCAGGAATCTCCGGCGCATTTCTGTCGACAAGTCTCTTCACTGATGTGTATGGGTGCTTCTTCCAGTCATCAAACGTTCTGAGCCGCAACGTTTCTTTGCATCGGTAGGCGTTGCCGTTATTGCCAGCGGTTGCAAAGCTCCAAGATTCACACGGAGGGCTTGCCATCAATAAATCAAACGGCTCTTTCTTGTGCATATCGACAAGTTTTTTTATATTCTTCAAGTCTGATAAATCCATCGCGATATCGGCGTTTCCAATCCCTACCGATACGACATCATGCTCCGGCAGTGCCTTTTTTACGCTCCCGTTGCCATCATCAAATAAAGCTAAAATTCTCATCTTTTTCTTTCCCTTTAATTGCCTCTGATGGCGCGGCGGTCGCCGATGGGCGGCCGTTGCTTTGCTTGTACTGTTCCGATTTTCTTGACGACTTCTTCGACGCCCATTTTGTTGGCGGCGTATCCTGCGCTTCTGACGCGGTTGTCTAGGTCGAGCAGGTAATGGTTTATTTCGTTGGCTGTCAGGTTTGGCAGCCCCAGCCCGTAGGCGACGTTGATGGTGTTGACCGACTGCACCAACTGGCGAAGCTGGGCGACGATTTCCTGCACTTTCTCTACTTGCTCCACCTGCCCCAGCGTCATGGTCATGGCGGCCAGCTCGTTGGCTGTGTATGCCGGTTTCGGCTGGCTGGGCATGGCGTCGCGCTCTAAGGCATTAAAAATCTTGGCTTGCTTGGTTTTGGCGGCGGCCAGCGTTTGGCGGATGCTTTGCATGGTTTGTTGCTGATTCATGTTTCCCCCCTACGGCAGCAGCGTTTCCTGCCGCTTGAGTTTGATGTCTTCTTCGACTGCCTTGAGCGTTTCGCCGTGGATTTCCGGCGGCTCTTTGCTCTCTTGGGCGTAGAATCGGCTGCCTTTTTGGATCGTGCCGGTAATCTCGAAATATCCTGTTCCCGTCCATCCGCAGAGTGGGTTGGTGCAACGCAGGTAAAACAGGCGCGTCAGGATGGTTTGGCGCGTTGACGCGTAAACGACACAAGGCTCTTCGCAGCATGGGCAGGCTTGCTGCGCCAATTTCAGACGGCCTTGCTCGTGTTGGTTTCTATTCTTGACCGTCATGCTTCTGCTCCCTTGCGTAAACCACTAGGCCGCCGCCGTGTTTGCGGTAGGTCGCCGTTGCGCGGATATTTTGAAAGCGTTTCATCGGCTCGGCGTGGCGGAAGTTTTCAGCTTCTCGGTCGGTCAGCTCATGACGCGCGATTTCTTGATGCTTGTCGTTTACGATGATTAATTGATTGTTTGACATATCCCCACCTTTTCTTTTTTTAAATTAAACCGTGTTTCAGCTCGACGTCTGTCTTGGCTGCCGCGTAGGTGCGCAGGTAGATTTCTGCGTATTCCAAGGCGGCTTCGGCGGCAAATTCGCTTAATGATTTATTCGCCTTGCAGGCTGCCGATTCCATCAGGTCAAGCTCTTCGCCGTAAAATTTGACCTCGACGGCGGCAGTGGCTAATTCGTCCGGCACGCCTGTTTTGGTGCAGGTGTCGGCGTGGACGTGTTGTTCGAGAGACAGTTTGCACACTTCATTTTTCCTTATGATTGGCGATTCGTTTTTGAAAATAATATTTTCCAGGTCGCGGTAACTCTTTTCTGTTTTGATTAAAGATTCCGTTTTGGGTAGTGCTTCCAATACCTTTCGCAGACGGCCTGCGAGTACTTGCAAAACAATATTTTCCAGGCGTGATTTATTGTGTTTAGAAGTCATCACTGTCAGTCCACAAACTGCCAAATCCATAATTGCCGCAACATCATCCGCTTCTGATGAATGTAGGAGAACTAGGCTTACGGCATCCTTTTCATTCTCTTTTTTTTCTTGCTCGTTCATTTTTCTGCTCCTATGCGATGATGATTTCATGTGGGTAGATTTGGCTGACCATTTGGACGGCCTTTTTCAAAGTCTTTGCCGGTTGGCGCGGCAGCTCGCTGAAGTTGCCGTCTTTGCCGCATTTTTGGATGGCGAGAAAGCCTTTATCCCAAGTGGCAACTTCGACAAGTGAGCCGTAAGAGAGTTGGACGTTGATGGGTTTCATTTTTTGCTCCTACCTTTTCTTTTATCGTTTATGTGTGCGCATCACATATGCTCGCGCCAGCCAGCCCTGCCATAAGTGCTCAATGTTCACATCGGCATAGTGAACATCTCCATCATCATTGATTATGGTTTCTATGCAGTCTGCGTCGTTTCTAACTTTGCACCACGCCTCAAAAATTATGCGTTCAACATTTTCTCTTACTTCCATTTTTTTGCTCCGTTTAGTTTGGTAGGCCGTCTGTCCGGCTGGTCAAGCGTCTTTCCGCTTTGTCATCACTCCGTACACCGTTCAGGTTAAATATTAGACGGGGCGGATGAAATTCCACGTATGGGCACCCAGTGCGGAAGCGCAGGCGTCGTAATAGTTGGCGCCATGTTCTTCTTCCCACCCGTTCAACCATAAAATCAGGTGCTTTTTAGCTTTCCCGCGCCCTTTGACAAAGATTCGACCCACCGTGCTTTCTTGGTCTGTCTTCCAATCATTCATTCTCATAATATTTGCAACATGTTTCATTTTCTTGCTCCGTTTAGTTTGGCAGGCCGTCTGAAATTTGTTTGGCGGTTACTTTGCCGTTTGTGATTTCTTCAATTTTTATCGCGTGTCGGACGTTGATTCCGCCGCCTTTTAACCATTTTTCAACGGCGACATGGCTCACGCCGACGGCTTTTGCTAATGCGTTTTTATTCCCGATGATGAAAATTGCTGTTTCGATTGCTGGATTCATTTGAAACTTTCCTTGCTGTTTTTTATCTATTATAGAAACCATCGTTTCGATTTGCAACTAATTTCGCAATTTTTATTTTGTTGTTGAATAGTAACTTTGGTTTTATTATTGAAAAATAAAGTTATTTTCTGGGAGTGATTATGGAAACTTTAGGCAACAGGATAAAAACTGTGATGGAAGAGAGGGGGATGAATGCCAACTCTTTAGCCCAGGCAGTTGGCGTTTCTCGGCCTGCAATCGCAAAAATTCTTGAGGATCAAGTGCGCAATCCAAAATATCTTTTTGAAATTGCTCAAGCCCTTGATGTATCAGTTAGATGGTTGAAAACTGGAGAAATGCCGCCTGCTTTTTCAGACGGCCTCGAAACGGCGCGCTTGGATTTATTCGACGTTGCCGCCTCGTGTGGCAGCGGCCATTTGAATGCCGACTATCCCGAATTGCTGCACTCACTGGAGATTCCGAAATCGGCACTCAAAGAGCTGCTCGGCACGGATAATCTGCACGGCGTTAAGCTGATGTCGCCCGACGGAGACAGCATGGAGCCGACGATACCGCCGAAGTCGATCACTTTAATCAAAACCGATGTCGTCGATTTTGAATCCAGCGGCGTGTATCTTTTTACGTTTCAGGGCTATACCTACATCAAACGCCTGGCGCGCGGAAAAGCAGGCGTCATCCATGTGACGAGCGACAATCCGATTTACAGTAAATCCGACTTTGTGATTGAGCCGGCAGAATTCGACGATTTGTTTATTCACGGCAAATTTTGGAAAGTGTTGCCGTTGGATTTTTTGGATATTTAGTTTTATCAACCAACTTAGAGAAAAAAGAAGGGAAACTCACATGATGTTTATTATTGGAATTTTGTTGTTTTTGCTGGGCTTTGCTATGGCGGTTGCCGGATTTATCGGGATTTTTGCGCCGAAACTTTTGAAAGACAGGAAAACCGGCAAGATTCATACGCGCGGCGCGTGGGCGTCGGCGATGGTTTTAGGACTTGTTATGTTTGGCTGCGGCTCGCTGCTGATGGGCGATGACGACGAGACGAAGCAGACGGCGGCGGATACCAAAGCGGAAACGCTGCAAGCCGATGACAGCGCCTCCAAGCCTACCAGCGAGAAAGGCTATGATTTGACCATCAACACGCCGAAAAAAGAGCTGCCCATCAGCTTTGAAGAGCTGCGCCAACGGATCAACCGTCAAATGGCGCTTTTTGATTACCCGAAAACGAAGCCTATCCCGAAAAATGCCCAGCCAACCGGCGAGAAAGGCTCGGTCAATCTTGTGTATCAGCATACGGCCTCTGACAGCCTAAGCATGATTCTCTCGGCCAGCCCGGAAAACAAAAAGCCGCGTGGAATACTCATTCTTGCCGCGCCGTCGGCAACAGGTGACGGCGCCGAATTGCTGGGCTTGTTTGGCAAATCCATCGCCATTTTGACCGCACCTGTTGCCGACGGCTCGGCAAAAAGTAAGGAACTGGCCGCCAAACTTTTGAAAATGAGCGTCAAACTGGCGGAGGATTTCAATAAGAATCCGGAGGAACAAGCAAAGGATTCTTATACTGAAGATGGCATCACATATGGTATCGCCATCACGCCGGGTATGCCTGTTATGTTCAGTTTGTCGCTGGAAGAATAAGCCGCACACGAAATGGCTGCGGCTGCTGCAATATCTTGAGCAGAAATCGAATTAAAAACAGAGGCCGTCTGAATTTCAGACGGCCTTTTTGTTGGGCTTAATATTTTATTTTGAGCATGGCTTGATAATTGGCGAGTTCGCGCTCGGCGTGGTTGTATGCCTCGATGTCGGCGGCTTCGCTGGCTTCGCGGCTTTTTTGTTGCCAGTATTGTATCTGTCGGTCAATCCATGAATATGGATCATGAGTTTGGTTTTCCATTTTTTAGAATCTCCGTAGTTTCGCCTGTCGGCTGAAAGTTGTTTGTCGGCGCGTCTTCGTAGAGCGTGATATCGGGGACGATGCGCGCTTCAAATTGTATGCTTGCGGTATAACCGCCGCTGTCAATTTTATGAGAAACCTCGGTAATCAGCCAAGCCTCCGCGTCGATTTCGGGCTTAAATCCTTTGACGACGGCCGGCGTTTCTGGGTAGATGTCGGGGCGGCCGACGGCCAGCGTAATGCTAAATTCGGCAACGCCGCGCTGGATTTTTTTAAATGCGCCGCGCGCGCCTGACCATGCGCCGCTTTCTGTGGCATACAGATGGCGCAGGGTTTTGATTTTTTGGCCTTCGGTGTTGACTTTTCGATTGTCTGTCACGGTTTTTGTTGTCGTGACTTTTTTTGTTGTGTATTGCCTGCCTTTTTTGCCTTTTACTGTCTTTCCCTTGGTGGCTTTGCCTTTTACGGCTTTGCCTTTAATTATTTTTGTCTCGCTGACTGTCTTTTTATTGGGGTAGGCGTTGTCTTTGTTGACGATGACCTCTTTTTTTTGGCCTGTCTTTTTGTCGGTGTAATACGCCCGCACGGCCTGATAGCTATTGCTGCTGGAGTATGTAAAGCTGTGGCTGTCGCCGCTGGCGCGCGTGATGGTGGTGGGTAGGATGGGCTGACCGCTGGCGGTTTGGCTCTCGCCTGCCGGGATAAATAAGAGCTTGCCGTTTTTGATGGTGGCGATGGCGTCGTATTGCTCGGCTAGGCGGCTCATAAAGGACGCGTCCGATTCGTTTGTTTGGTCGATGTGGTCGATTTTGGTGTTTTGGTAGTCTTTGCTGATGATGTATTCGTATTTGTGCTTTTTGGCGATGGCTTCGATGATTTGGTAGAGGGTCTGCTTGTGCCAGCTTTTCTCGACTTGCTCGGCGAGGGCTTCGGCGAGGTCGGCGGCGCGCGCGGTAATGCTTAGGCGGTCGGGGCTGCCGGAGGCGGTAAATTCGGAAACGAGATATTCGCCTTTTTCGACGAGGCCAGTTTCTTGGTATCCCAGTTTGAGCGTGATTTTGCTGCCTGTTTTTGGGATGGCGATTGTGCCGTCGTGGTCGTCCAGTTCGATGGTTAGCTCGTCGGCTTCAAAGCCGCGCTTGTCGGTCAGGCTGATGCTGATGATGCGGCTCATTGCCTGCGTGCCAAAGCGGCGGCCGTCTATGGTCAGCTCTGCTGCCGGCGTGAGATGTCGGGCGTTTTTGCCGCTTACTTCGTCAAAGATTTTGGCGGCGGCTTTTTGGGCAGCCGCGCTGATGGAATCAAAATTTAATTGCATGGTTTAAATTCCTGTCAGGTTTCGGACGACGGATACGGCGACGTTGAGGGCTGCGCCTTCGAGTCCCAGCGATTTGTCTGAAACTTTCTTCAGGCTCATGGAAAACGAGAGGGCGCGCGCGCTGCCGTCTTGGTTTAGCTGGCTGCCGCGCTCTTGGATGTTGGTAATGACGTAGCTGCCCATTATTTTGCCGTGTCCCATGATGAGGGTGTAGGGCTTGCCGGTGGCCGCCATCATGCGCAGGGCTTCGATGCTGCCCGTGCCGCCTGTGACTTCGGGGCGCAGCTCGGCTTCGATGGTCATTTCTTCGGGGTCTTTGCCCGTGTATTGGGACGGCGGCATGGTGCCGACGGTTGATTGGTTTGGATGCCGCCATGCCTGGCTGCGGCTGTATTGGTTGAAAGGGATGGTGCGCATTAAAAACACAAACATTCCGAGGCTGCCTAATAAAACCATGATTTAGTCCTTATCAAAAAATGAGGAATTGCGGCGGCGTTGCTTGGCTTGGCTGCGCGCTTCGAGCTTGGCCATGATGGCATTGACGAGGGTCTGCTCGCTCATGCCGGGCGCGGCGTGGACGTTGATTGTGATGTTGTCGCCTGCCATGCTGACGGCGTGGGGCGCGGCATTGAATCGGGTCGGGCTGGGTAGGGCTGATTGGCGGCCGTCTGAAAAGCCCAAGCCCAAGCGGTTGCCGATGTTGGCGAGTACGCCTGCGCCGCCGCGTCGGATGGCCTCGACTGCCTGCCATCCGCCGAATTTGGCGACGTCGCGCTGACTAAAGACGACTTCGCCTTTGTGGACGATGCCGGCGGCTTCGTTGACTCCGCCTGCGCCTGTGTAGCCGCCGACGGAAAAGCCGCGATTGGGAATGCCGATGCTGGGCGGTGTTGCCGGGGCTTTGGCGGAGGTGGCCTTTTTAAACCATTCCCATGCGCCGACGGCGGCGGAGCGCAGGATTCTTAAACTGTTGATGACTGCACCAATAGGACCCATCGCGGCCGTCATGGCGATGGCGATGGGGTTGCTTCCTGAAAATGTCTTTGTAATCCATTCCCAGCCGCGAATCAGGGCGGCTTCGACTTTATTCCAGTTTGCCAGCAGTGCGATCAGCCAGCCGATAGGGCCGGTAAAGGCGGCGAGCATGGGATTTTGCTGAAATACTTTTTTTAGCCACTCCCAGCCTGCAATCAGGGCAGCTTCGACGGTTTCCCAGTTTCGCCAAAGCATGACCAGCGCGCCGACGGCGAGGATTGCCCAGCCGAATGGGTTGGTCACGAGGAAAACCGCTGCTTTTGCGCCGAAGCCTAGCAGCGCCATGCCCAGACGGCCAAGCCAGCCGATAATCGTGGAAATCGCGCCGCCGCCGCCCGAAAATACGCCGAAAAGGCTGAAGAATGAGAATTTAGCCAGGGCAATAGGGACGAGGACGGCGGAAATGGCCGCGCCGATGCCTGTGACGACGGTCAGGAAGATGCCGACGGCGGCGACGATTTTCATGATGGTGTTTGCGGTCTCTGGATTTTGGGCGGCCCAGTTGCTTAGTTTCTCGTTGATGTCGCCGATCCATTTGGTCAGCTCTTTTAATTCGGGCGCGATAGATTCGCCCATTTTGGCGAGAAAGTTGGTAAACGTGCCGCTCGCTGCGTCCCATAAGTTGGTCAGCGTGCCTAATTGGTCGTTGACGCGCTGATTGAGGCTGGCTTGGGCTTCCATCTTTTTGGCAAATTCTTCATAGCCTGCCTTGCCTTTTTCGATCATGGTGTTTAAGGCTTGTAGCGTCTCGGCATCATCGCCGAAGATGCCTTGCAGAATCTGGAGGCGTTGCTCGGTGTTGATGGCTTTGAGTTTGGCGAGCTGCTCATACGCTTTGTCTAATCCGCCAAATTCGCCCTTTCCGTCGGTGAAGTTGATGGAAATGCCTGTTCCGTCTGTGACTTTGGCGATTTTTTCTGTATCCATCATGCGCGTGAATACCTTGCGCAGCGCATTGCCTGCCGATTCGCCCGACAAGCCTGCTTGGTCAAGCATACCGACGAGCGGAGACATCATCTTCATGGCGGATTCTCCTTTGATTTTGAGGGTATCTAGGGCGGGGGAGAGTTTGGAAAACGCGCCTAAAATGTTGGTGTCGTCCGTGCCTGCGTAGTAGAGGCGTTGGACTTGGTCCATGATTGCCAGCATTTCTTTTTCTGTGCCGCGCGTGGCGTCTTGCAGCTTGGCGGCCATCTCGGCGGCGGCTTCGGGGCTTTTTTTGAGTTGGACGGCCAAGAGGGCAGCGGCTTCGCCTGTGCCGCCCAAAACGGTCTGCGCGCTCATGCCTTGGCGGATCAGCATGGTCATCAGGTTTTTAAAGTCGGCAGTCGTACCCGGCAGGCGGTCGCCCAAGCGTGTGGCCAGATTGTCGATGTCTTTGTATTGGGCGGAGACTTTGCCGGTATTGTCCATCATCGCGGCGCGCAGGTCGGTGGAGGCGGTTTCTGTGTCGGCGTAGGCTTTGACCGGCGCGGAGAGGACGTTGCGTGTGGTGTCGGCGATGCCGCGCGCGGTGTACATCAAGCCGACGGCGCGCATTCCGGCCTCGGTCATTTGGGCTTTTGCGGCGGCGGCTTTATTTTGGGCGTTTTGTAATTTTTCGTATGCCAGCCGGTGCTTTTCTACTGCTTTAGATGCTGCGTCGTGTTTTTTATTTAATTGGTCTTGGGCGTTCGAGAATGTTTTGGCAGTGATACCGGCGGCGGATAATGCCTGGTCAAGTTTTCTGACTTTCTCCCAGTTTTTCTCTTGCGCCTGCGTCAGCTTTTTGTTTGCTTTGGTCAAGTCGCTTAATTCTTTTTCTTGCTCTTTGCTCGCTGTTCCTGTTTTGGCGATTTCGTTATTCAGCCGGCGGATTTCGGCGGCGTTTTCTCTTAGTGCTTTGCCGTTTTCTTTTAATTCTTTGTTTAATTTGCTTTTCTTTAATAGATTTTCTTGGGCTTTATCCAAGTCATGCAATTCTGCCTCTGCCTTTTTCAGGCTTTGCGCTAAAACGTTGCCGCCCTCTCGCAGTTTTTTGAAAGCCGCGCTGGCTTTGTCGGTGGCCGACATGATGATTTTTAATTCGAGGCTTTTTGACATGATGTTTCCTGTTTTTTGATTACAAAAGGCCGTCTGAAATATTCAGGCGGCCTTTGTTTATTCTTCGGGCGTGTTGATTTGGATGGCTTTATTGGTCCACTCAATCAGCTCGGCGATGCTGCACTGCTCAAACTTGTCGAGGCTGCCGAAGGTCGCCGCGCATTGGGCGAGGCAGTCGTTGATTAGGTTGTAGTACTTTTTCTCTTCGTCTGCCGCCGCCTGATAGATGTCGGCTTCGCCGCTTAGGATTCTGCCGACGTGGTCGGCGCGGAATTTGAGCTTTGGGAGTAGCCCAAGTCCTGCAAGGCTGCCTCCATCTCGGCTTTGGCTGACGGCGGCGCTGAAAAAAAATCAATGGCAACATTCAAAACTTGAGCGTCTGACATGCTCAATTTGCCATAGGCGACACGCGTCAGCGGCGGCGTTGAGATTTTGCCCAGCAGTTTTTGGACGGTGTCTGTATGTTTGACTTTAATCAAATCCTGACCCAATCCCTCCATATCTTTGGCCAGCGGCTCGCGCAGGGTGTAGCGGTCGCCGGTGGAAAGCTCGATTGACAGGGTGTTGTCGTCGTTGATTTTGATGGTTTGCATGGGTTGCTCCTAGTTGGATTTTAAAATTGCGGCGCGATACCAAACGCCTTTTAATTCAGGCGCGTAATTGGTTGATATGTCGAAACCTGACTCGGTCACGTTTTGGATATATTGCAAGCGCGGCGAAGCGCTTTGGATGTCTAAGGTTGCCTCGAAAATATCGGGGCGGCTGCTGAATGGCTTGGGGAAAGACACTGTGCCTAGTTTGATGTTTTGGGGAACAAATCCAAAATTCTCGCGCGCGATGTATCCTTCTTGAATCTCGCCATATGGAGATTCTGCTTTAGGGGCTGGGCGGCTTTCCAGCACGGCGATGCGGCGTTGCAGGGCGCTGTCGTCGTAGACGGTGTCTTGGTCTTGGCGGCTCTCCAATGCGGCAATGCGGCGTTGCAGGGCGCTGTCGTCGTAGACGGTGTCTTGGTCTTGGTGGCCTTCCAATGCGGCAATGCGGCGTTGCAGGGCGCTGTCGTCGTAGACAGTGTCGCTGTCTTGACGGCTCTCCAAGGCAGTCAGCCGTTGCTTGATGTCGCGGTCGTCGTAGACAGTGTCGCTGTCTTGGCGGCTCTCCAGCGCGGTCAGCCGTTGCTTGATGTCGCGGTCGTCGTAGACAGTGTCGCTGTCTTGGCGGCTCTCCAGTGCGGTCAGCCGTTGCTTGATGTCGCTGTCGTCGTAGACAGTGTCGCTGTATTGACGGCTCTCCAAGGCGGTCAGTCGTTGCTTGATTTCGCTGTCATCGTATGCCGTCGGGCTTTGATTTCCAGCCGCGCGGATGATGGCGGCTTCGGAAACGGTCACGCTGACGGCCTCTTCGTGGATTTCGCCGCCTGCGCCTGCTGTCACGGGCGTGATGCTCGGCGTGATGTGCAGTTGTCCGCGCAAATAGGTTTTGACGTACTGGCCGCTGATGGCGCGTAGGTCGTATTCGGCGGTTGTGTGAGTGATGGCGGCGGTCAGGGCGGAGGGAAACAGCAGGCTGACGATGTTGCCGTCAACGGTCAGCTCGGGCGTGATGGTTGCGCCGTCGGGAAATTTGACGGCCAGCGCAAAAGACAGGCCGTCGGTTTGCAACGGCTCGCCTGCTTCGTTGGTCAGGGCGACTTTGAATAAATAGGTGTCGCCCTGGTATATGGCCAAATTCTTGGTTTTCATCACAAGCCCAAAGCGGCGCGCAGTCCTGCGCGTTCGTCTTGGCCGCCGAAAGCGGCTTTATTGCCGATGACGTCAATTTCGACGATGGGGCTGCCGTCCACGCTTTCTTTCCAATAGACAAGCTCGACGGTAAATTTATGCTCGCCGCCTTCGCCTTGTTTGTCGCTGCCGGGGTCGGCTTCGGTGATGCGGCCGCGCGCTTCGCCTTTTAATACTTGGTAGCCGGTGCCGTCTTCTTCTTGCAGCGCGCCTTGATAGCGCAGCAGTTTGCCGTCAATGCTGCTAGACATAGACTTGAGCATATCTGCGTCGTAGCCTTTAGATGTAACCTCCATTGTCAGCTTTTCAAAGCCGTGGACGACGGTCATTTCTGTCATTGCGCCGCCCGGCGTGTAGGTTTCGGTTTGGCGGCTGATTTTGGGGCGCGTGATGTCGACGACGACGCCGTATTGGTTCTCGCCATCGACGAAGAGGTTGAAGCCTTTGAGGACTTTAGGCATTTTCATGGGGGGGGTTCCTTTCAGACGGCCTAGACGGTAGTCGGTTTCAGGGTGTTGGCGAATGTGATGACTTTATCAACCAAGTTAACAAAGAAGGTGTCGGTAACGTGTTGGTTGAAAACCATGTTTTCCAACGGCGGCACCCATGTAAACTCGTAGCTAATCGTGAATTGACCGGCTTGTACGGTTTCGGAGGTGTTGAGGGTTTTGTCGATAAACACGCGCGCGCCCAAGATGTAGCCCTTGTTGACGTACTGCGCCAATTTTGCGTTGATGGCCATGATGATGTCTTCCATCAGGCTCGGATGCATCGGTTTGTCCAAAGCCCACATGAAGGCGGAAGCGATGGTTTCCTGGATGATTTGAGCGGTACGCGTGGCGACTTCAAAGGCCATCATGCTGTCGTTGGTGCAGGTGCGGTTGCCCCAAACGCGGAAGCCGTCCTCGCGGATCAGGGTGGTGACGTCTTTGTTGTTGAGGGTGTTAGCGTCGCAGTTTTTGTCCAAAAGGTCGAAGCTGCGCGCGAATTTCAGGCCGCTGACGCCGTTGATTTCTGTATTTGAAATGGATTTATGCCAGCCGACATTTTTGTCGAGTTTGGCACGCGCGCCCAATACTCGGGCGATGGTGGCGGCGGTCTCGGTTTTCTTGGTGGCAGGGTCGAATGCCATAAACTCGTTGTCAATCAACATCAGCTCACGCTGGCCGAAGTTTTTGCGATAGTTGCCCACTTCGGTGATGTCGGGATTACCGCCTGCGCTGCCGTAGGCAAAGGCGCGCGTCGCTTGGGCAACGCCTACCAATTCGGTCAAGACGTCTTGGCTGTCAAGCTCGGGGCAGCCCAAGATTTTTGGGGTGAAACCTGTCACGGCTTTGGCGCGGCGCAGGGCTTTGAGGCCGGTGTAGTTGCCGCCCTCGGCTGTACCGATGACGTTGGCTTTGAGTTCTTCAGTGTTTTTGCTTTCTGCGACGCGCACGATGACGACTTGAGCGTCGGCTTGGTCAACAATCGCGTCGAGGGATTTGGCTAGCGTGCCTTTTGTGCCTGCTTTGGAGAGCAGGTCGTAGGCTGAGGTCGCAAAAATCGGGGTATTGAGAGGGAATACTTTGGCGTCGGCATCTTCGGCGGTACAAACCATGCCGATGATGGCTGTCGAGATGTCGCTGATGCTGCGCACGCCTTCGGTGTACTCGTTGGCGGTAATGCCATGATGGCGGTTTGCTTCTGCCATTTGGGCTTCCTTTTTGATGGGTTAGTGATTGATACACTATTAAAAATTAATCCCACGCGTGTGGCGAGCGCGTGGGATTTTTTGGGGATTTTTTAAAATTGTTCTTGCTTCATGGCGGCGGCAAGGTCTGACGGCGAATATTTGGACGGCTCGCCAAAGCCGATGACGGCCGCGCACCATTCGGAGCAAAACCATTTATTCGGCGATTGGCGAATTTTCAGACGGCGGAAAACCGACTTGACGGCCAAAACGCCTGACAGGTCGTATTTCTTGCCTTTGGTTTCGCGCCATAGTTTCATCGCGCGGCCGTAGGTCAGATTGGGTTTTGGCAGCTCAATCAAATCCCACTTGTCAGAGGGCAGCTCCATGCGCTTGCAACGGACGCCGCCGTCCCGATGGGACGATGTGTAGCAGTCAAACTGACCGTTAGGCAGACTGACGGCGATTTCGCAGTGCGAATATTCGCCGCGCGTCGCTTTGCGGATGGCCCAGTCGATGCAACGATAAATCAGGTCTTTGGGCGATTTGATTTGTTTTCGGCCTTTGTACAATGCCAAATAAACTTTGCTCATTCAGACGGCCTCCGGCAGCTTAAACTCGATTTTGATTTTGTCTAAGGCTGATTTGGTTTTGGCAGCCTCGATTTGGTCTTGGATTGCTTGACGCTGACCGGCAACGATGGCAGACAGGGCGGAATATGCCAGGGATTTTTTTAAAGCGGCGGCCTTGAGCTTGTCTTTGTCCAAGCCGCGCGCGGCTGCAATGCCGTCTAAGATTGGGGTAGCGGCTGATTTATCGGCCGCCCACGCCTGCGCCTCGGTTGACTGGAGCGGCCATGTCGCCAGCTCGAAATCGGGGACTTGGCTTGCTCCGGAGTGGGCGTCAACAAAGTTTTGGGCGGCGGCATTGAGGTTTGTCAGCATGGCGGCTTTTAAATCTGCCAAATTTGCCGTTTCCAATGGGGTCAGGCTGACGCCGTCAGGCAGACTGCCGATGTCCTTCCATACTTTCTCGCCGTCTTTGCTAAAGACAACCGCGCCGCGATAATCTGGGAGGATTTCCCAGCTCTCGCCCGTCCATCTTGCCGCTTGGTTTTCTTGCAGCGGCGGCACTTCGGCTTCGATACTTTGGCGGCCGTCGTCAAAATATTGCTCTTCGACAAACAGGCCGTCATGGTCAATTACGCATCTTGTCATTTTTAAATTCCTTGTTTTCGTTTTCTAATTTCTCGACTTTGTCGGCCAGCTCTTGGATGGCTTTTGTCAAAACCGGGATAAAGGTCTCATATTCGATGGTGTAGGTGTCGTTCTTAATATTGACCATCGGCAGGCGGCCGTATTCTTGCTCCAGCTCGGCGATGTCCTGGGCAATAAACCAATGCTGCTGACGGTCTTCTTTGTGTCGTCCGTCTTTGGTTGGGTTTTTCCACCATGCGCGCACTTTGGCGGCGCGCTCTTCTTCTGGCAGGTCTTTGAAAAGCTCGTCAACATAAGCATCACGGCGGTCGTAGTATCCAGTGACCGGCTTCAATTTCATGACAAATTTCAGGCCGTCTGAAATCGGTTTGATGTCGGTTTTGTCGCGGCCGTCTGAGCGTATGTTGACAGCGGTCGGGGCGTATAGGGTTTGCCCGGTTGTGCCGATTTGGATTTCGTTGTCGCCGTTGATTCGCGCGCCGTAGCCGATGGCGATGGAGCCTGTGATTTTCCCTGTCAAAATATCGCCTTGCACGTTTCGATAACCTGCGCTATCGCCGATGACAACACATCGCTCACTGCTCGCGTCTGTCAATGCCCAATAGCCAACGGCAACGCTGGAAACGTGATTGCCTTTTCTCATCGCCGACGCGCCGACAGCGGTCGCTTTTTGGTAATTCGTGCCTTGCAACGCTGCGTCAGCGCCGATGATTGTCGAATAACCTGCGCTGCCTGCCGTCTTCATGGCGTTTGTGCCGATGATTGTCAGCTCTTCGTTTAGGGTTGCTGATGAGGTATCAGAAAAAACGAACTTCAGCTCGGCAGAGCCGGAGGCAGTCAGCTCTTTTGAGCTGCGAATTGTCAGAGTATTGCCGCCAACCGATACTACTTTCACGGGTATAACGTCGTTTTGTAAGGTTTGCGCCGCTCCTGATGTCAGGCGAATGCCTACCCAATAGTTAACCTTAGCCCCACGAATATTATTAAATGTCAAGGTAATAGTATCCGCCGCTTGTGTGTAACTGCCTGTTTCTGTGCCTGTCCAGACAACATTGCCGCCGTTTGGGGCGCGGTTTTGTTCGAGGCTTTCCATTGCGTTCGCGCCGATGACGGTCACTTTCTCGGCGGTTTTCATATTTCTTGCCGCGTTGCCGCCGATTGCGGTTTGAGCGGCGCGGCCTTGATATGTTTGCAAGACGGCCTCGCCGATTGCGATTGTTCTTGAGGTTGGCGACGGCCAGAAAACTTCGATGTCTCCGGTCAAGCCGACGGGGGCTGTCCCTCCCATTGCGCCTGCGCCCAGTGCAATATTTGATGAGCCTTCGCCCAATCCTTGCCCTGCGTTGCGGCCGATGGAAACATTGGAAAAGCCGCTTGTGATTCCTCGGCCGGCATTGCCGCCGATGCCGATGTTGCGCGTTCCTGCCATTTTTGCCTGGTCATACCATTCGGTCTCTGCTTGCACGTTGATCAGGCTGTCTGCCCCGATGGCGATGTTGTCGCGGCTGATGCGTGAGAAGCCCTGCGCGCGGTCGCCGATGGCGATGCCGGAAACGCATTTCTCGGTTTTTGCCATCGCGCCTTCGCCGATAACGATGATACCTGCGCCTGTCCATTCGCTGGACTTGAGATTCGCGGCGGCTCCTGTGCCGCTAATAAATCGCCCAATGCCGCTGCGGATTGGCTGATAGGGCATATCGACGGTGGCGCCGTTGACGGTAAATTGGCCGTTGCCGTATTTGTTTTTTGTTTGGTATTTTTTATTTGTATCGATTTTTAAGCCTAAGCAATCGACAAACACGCCTAACGCTGCGCGCTCGGCTGCTTCGATGGTTTCGGCAGCGTTGTTTTTTGATTCAGCGAAGCCAAAATCGCGAATGCCCAAGGCGGTGTATTGGCGCAGCCAGCGTGTGCCGGATTCGCCGACGATGACTGTGGCGGCGTTGTCGGCAAGGGCTTGATTGTCAGATTTTACAAACACGCCGCCGCCGCCGTTGATGCCGTCATGATAGTTTTCGACGATGACGACGGATGCGCCGGGCTTGTTAAATTCGCGCAGGGCGGCAATGCTTGGGACGCGGTAGGCGACGTTGCCGAATTTTTTATTTACTGTTTGCTCAACAAATTCTCGCGTCGCCAAAACGACAGCCGGGTCAACCTTGAGGCCGACGGCGTCGGTGTTGTCGATTTGGATGACCATGCGGATGATTTGCTGGCTTGCCGTGCCGCTGGAGAGGCGCGGCTTGTAGCTGTCGGCAATGCTGCCGATGGCGATCAGGTTGTTGTTGTTGTCGAAGAGGCCGACTTCGCGGATTGTGAAATCGCCTTCTTCTTCGGGGATGAGCAGCTCGGCGATGACCTGCTTTTGGTTGTTTTCGTCAACTTCCAACATATTGAGGCTGGCGCGATACACTTCGCGCGTCAGGGCTGTGGCTGTGGCAGACGGCGTGATGGGTTGGCCTCCGCCGTCGCCGACTGCCATTTGGCTCAAGTTGACGACTGTGCCCAGCGCGGTCGCTTTCGCGATGCGCGCGGCGCCGATGTTGGTGACGAGGGTGTAATATTGTTGGCTCATGGGTTGGCTTTCGGACTGATTGTGATGACGTCGATTTGTTGTAATGCGGCGGCGGCTCGGCCTGCCGGTTTTAAATTAATTTGCGGCTTGATGTACGGATAAATTGTCGTGCGCTGGCCGCTGATGGTAATGCCGCTGGCTTTGAGTTTTCCATAGGTCATAACGCCGACGGTCAAGCCGCTCAAATGCCGACTGACAGGCTTGACCTTTTGGACGATGCGCAGCATTTCCTGATAGTCGGCCTGGCTGATGGCTTCTTCTGCCATCAGGGTCAGCCCAAAGCTGGCTGGCGAGCCTAGTGGCGTGGTCTGAAACCATTCTGTAATCTTGGCAGTCACGCCAAATGGCTTGAGTGCTTCTTCGATGGCGCCGTTTGTGCCTTTAAATTTATGGGTTCGGTAGGCGGCTTTGATGACGTCGCGTTTGCGCTGTTCGTCCCATGTGTCATTCCAATAGTCAACCGACAGCGCCCAGGCGAGATACGGCAGCAGGTGGGCTGGGATTCTGTCGGGATTCCAGAGGTCGGAGACGACGGCGTAGGGGACGGGGTAGATTTCGGCTTCGCCGAATTTCTTTTCAAATGCCGTCCGCGTTGATGGCTGGGCGGTTTGGTATTTATTCATTTTGTCCGCCATAGCTGATATTGATTTGCGTACACAAGGCAGCCTGATATTGAGTAACCGGCAGGGCGGCGGCCGGCTGGCTGATGACGACGCTCTGCACGCCCTCGACGCGGAGGGCGGCGTAAATCATAGAGAGGTCAACGTCGCGGCCTAATTTGAAATTCTCGTCCACGGCTTCACGCATACGCGCGCGCGCGTTTTCTAAAATCGGCTCATAGTCGGGGGTCGGATAGACGATGATTTTGGCGTTGATTTGATACTCGATGATCTGCGCGGCTTTGACGGTCACGCGGTCAGCGGTCGGGCGGCGGTATTTGGCATTGACGGCCTCGGTCACGGCTTTGATGACGGCTTCAGACGGCACGCCGCCTGCTTGATTGGAGAGGACGACAATATCGACAACCGCGCCGCTCGGGCTGATGACGGCGATGTCGGCGACTTGGCCGTGAGCTGATTTGGCGTGTTGGTAATAGGATTCCTCGCTGCCGGCCGTGGTCAGCGTTTCAAATGCGCCTTGTACGCGGCGGCGCAGGGATTCGTCGGACTCTAAAACCTGCTGGATGGGCGGCTCGACGGTGTAGTCGGCCTCGGTAATAACGAGGCGCTGAATATCGACATTGGCGGCGAGCTGGTCCAAGTCGCTGCCTGTGGCATATGCCAGCATTAAGCCTTTGGCGCGCTCGTTGAAATCTTGGCGCATGAGCATTTCTGAATAGGCGCACTCTTCCAGTAATTTGACAACCGGCTCAGATTCCAGCTCCAACACTTTTCGCCAATAGTCGCGCGCGGCAGGCGTTTGGTATTCGGCAATAAACCGCTCCTTGCGCGCGGCAAGGATTTTCTCGAAGTCAATCTCTTCAATGACGTCGGGGGCTGGAATTTTTGACAGGTCGGCAATTTGCGGCATTTTTTATTTCCTGATGCTGTATGTCTCAAGTGTGCCGGTCGAGATGTTGACGGCTTCGATGTTGATGATGACTTTGGCGTCGTTGGCGGCGGCTGCCGATACGGTGGCCGCCTGAATTTCAATGCGTGGCTCCCACTTTGCCAGGGCAGCGATGGCGGCCGCCTGGCATTGCAAGAGCAGGGCAGGGGTAATCGGTTGGTCTAATAATTCGGGCAGCAGGCTGCCATATTCTTCGCGCATCAGGCGCGTGCCGATGCGCGTGAACAGGATATTTTTTATTGACTGGCGGATGTGGTCGTAGAGGCCGATTTGACGGCCTGTTTCGCTATTGGTCATTCTGGTTTGCCTGTCTTGCCGCCGCTGTCGCCTGGGTGGATGTGGTCATCGACGACAACGCCGTTTGATGTGATTTTGCCGGTATTGGTCAGCGTGCCTTCGTGGTTGATTGCGCCCTTGATGGTTGTGCCGCCGCCGCCATCGCCGCCGCTGCCGCTCATGCCTGACGTGTATGTCAGCAGGCCGTTGCTTGTTGTCATTTTTTGGATGACGACGTTGCCAGTGATTAGGGTGTCTGGCGCGTCGATGGTCAGCTTGGCGACGGCTTTTAATGTCATTTGTCCTGCGCCGTGGTTGTAATTAATGATTGCGCCGTCGGGGAATTTGACGACGGTCTCGTCAGCCGATTGGGCAGGGCTTGGGAATGAGGCTGATGCCATGCCGCACAAAACTAGGCCGTTGGCGGTCTCGCCGCTTGGCGACAAGATGATGCAGTTTTCGCCGACGCTCGGGGGGCGGTGTACGGATACGCCGCCTGCGAATGGGACGAAATAGGGCAGCCAGTCGCTCGTCAGCTCGCCATGTTGCACGCGTACCAATGCGCGCGCAGGGTCTGATTCGGCAATCACGCCCTGCTTGATGATGTTGGCGATTTTTCTGTTGAGTTCGGCGGTCATTGGTTTGGGTTTGTGTTCGCGTGCGTGTAATGGGCATAGTTTGGCAACGGCAACGCGGTTTTTCTATTTTTGGCGGTTTTGATGGATTTTTTTAAAAGAGAGGCCGTCTGACAACGGGTTCAGACGGCCTTTTTATTCATGGGCGGCCATGTGGCTGATGACTAGATTCTCGATGACTTCGAGGTCGTCATCACTAAAACCTAAGAGATGCCGTTCGGGTCGGCCATCGTCGCCGTATTGGTGGGCGGCGGCGATGTAGGCGGTCAAGCCGCTGACGAATTTGATGGCGACGCCCATGCTGTCGATTTGTGAGCGCAGGTATTTGGCACGGTGGATTTTTGTGAACATGCGCGATTTCAGCCGCTCTTTGGTGGGCTTGCCGTCTAAGACGCGGATGTAGTCGCGGTTGAATTTTGACACGCCGCGCGTTTCCAGCTCGTAGCCCCACTCGTATTGCGGATCGTAGGCGGCCGTATTGGCGCGCGATTTCTTGGCGGCGCTGGCGGCGGTCTTGATGTTTTTAAATTGGCGGATGCGCCCGGCGTGTTTGCCGGAGAGATAGATAAAACGCTGGCCGACTTTGAGACGCTCGCCGTCTTTGAGCTTGCGCCCTTCTTCGCCGTGTCCGGCGCGTGGCGTCATGGCGTTGCCTTCAGGCTCGACGTTGGCTCGGATGCGCTGGCGGTTGGCTTTTAAAACGACTTTGCCAATATCGCTTTTCAGGCGACGAAGCTCTGCCGGGGAGAGTTTGGCAATGTATTCGTCGATGTTCTTGATGTAGAGATTTAAGGCGTCAGTCATTTTTTGTCTGTCCCGATGCCCAGCGCGGTCATCAGGTCGGAATGGTTGGCGTTGCGCGGATGGCCGATGACGATGTTGCCTTGGTCGTCGGTCAAGACAGTGGTGCGCTCGGTCAGGTTTAACTCAATCAGGATGTCGCAGGTGTTGTTGTTCAACAGCTCGACTTCAAAACTGTAATCTGTCGGCGTGGTTGCGCCCGGGCCGATGATTTGGGGGTTTTCTTCTTGCAGCCAAGCGATGACGACGGCGTTTAAGACGTCGATGTTGCCGGTAAAGTCGGTAATCATGACGCTCAAACGGTATTTTGTCTCATGGCTCAATGTGCCTTTTGAGGCGACGATTTGGCCGTTTGTCACAAACATCGTCAGCTTGTCGGGATTTTGGCGCAGCTCGGGCAGATGCTTTTGGATTTCAGCGCGCAGTAAAGCTGGTTTTTCCATATTTCTCCTGTTCGCGTTGGCAGTCGATACATAGGCGGCAGCCGGGGACGGCTTGGCGGCGTGCTTCGGGGATTGGTTCGCCGCATTCTTCGCACTCATAGGCGGATGGGTAGTTTTGCTCGGCGCGGTCGGCTTGGCGTGCGAGGGCGTGGTCGCGTTGCATTTCTTCTAGCGCGCAGGCGCGGTCGATGTAGTCGGTCATTTCTCGGTCTCCGCGTCGGGGTTGAGGCAGGCGGCTAATGTGTCGCGGTAGAGGCGGCATTGGTTAAATGCGGTTTTGTAGGCGGAAATGGTGTAAACCAAGTCGGCATTGGTTTTTATTTCGGTCGGCGGATTGACGGTACATTTCGGCACTGGTGGGCAGGTGTCGGCGGCTTGGATGGTCAGCGGCTCTTTGGCGGCGCAGGCGGTCAGGGCGGCGGCGAGTAAGATAGGGAGGATCGTTTTCATGGCTGTGCTTTCTAAGATAGGGCGTGTTTGACACGCCCTTTTTTTATTTGATGGATTTGACTAAATCTTCGGGGACTGCCTGATTTGCCCAATCATGATTTTTTTGGATGGCCGTCTGAATCTGCTGATTTTGGCCTGCCGTTTCTGCTGTCAGCTTGTCGAGCTGCTCTTGCAGGGTGCGGCTGCGCTGGTGGTAGAGCTTCAGGGCGGCTTCTTTTTGCTTGATGGTCTCGGCCTGCGTTTTGATTTCCTGCTCTTTGGCTTTGATTGTGCGGTTTGCTTTGAGCAGGCCGCCCATTAACAGGATGCAGGCGAGAAAGAGGGCAATGCAGAATGAAATGACGGTTTTCATACTTTTGCGGCTCCTAATTCCATTGCGATCGCGTCGGCGATTGCGCGGCAGATGCTCCACTTAGTTTTTTTGAATAAGGCTAAATCCGCATCATTGCTGATAAAGAATGGCTCAAAAACAATGCCGCCTGCCTGCGCATACGCCAGGCGCGAATGTTGCCCTGCGTTGTCAGGTTTAAAACCATCATCACCGCGCAGCTTCCAGCCGGTCGCCGTTGCAACTGCCTTGCTCAATACTTGGCACCAACGTTTATTTTTAATGGTACTCAACGCCTCGATACCGGTGGCCGTTTTCGCGGCGGCGGCATTGGTGTGAAATTCGATTGCGACATCAGAGCCGCCAATCAGCTTGACTGCTTCGCGCAGCGGCATATTGCCTTTGCCGGTGCCGTCGGTTTTAACGGTCAAGCCGTAGTCATCGCGCAAAATACTGGCAACGATGTTGCGCATATCCTGCGCCATATCAGCCTCGCGGTCTGATCCATTCACTGCGCCCGGGACAGTGTTGCTATGGCCTGCTGTCAGGCAGATGATTTTATTCATTTTTTCTTTTTCCTTTAGTTAGGGTTTGCTTGATGTTTGGTCGAGGTCGGTAAGAGGCTGTTGACGTTGCCGCCATGCCAAATTAATGCTCCGGTATGCAATGCGAGGCCGAAAATCAGCCCCCACACGGCGGCGGAGTAGAGTTTGAATATCACGGCAATCATCAGCCCGATCATCCAGGCGAATTTGAGCCAGGCAATGAAACAAATGAGGGGCTTATGGGTGCGGCCGCGTGTGTCGAAAAACAGGATGCGCCATGCTCCGGCAGCCGTCAGGGAGATGATGGCGGCGGCTTGCAGTGGGGTCATTCGCTCTCTCCTTTCTTTTGGTTGGGTTGGGTTGTCGGCTTGGCTGTGCCGACAAAGTCGATCAGGCGGTTGACGATGACGACGACGAGGGCGGAAAACAGGGCGGCGCCGAGAAACTCGTTAAATTTCAGCGGCTGGGCGTCCGGGCGGATGATGCTTAATACCCAGTTGAAAATCCCTGCGGCGGTTTCGCCGCCAAAGATGCCGCTGAAAAATGAAACGGCGAAGAGCCAAGCCTTGGTCAGTGGGCTGTGTTGGTTTTGGCTCAAGATAAACAGGCTGGCACCGACGGCCGCGCCGAAGGCAACAGAGGCGGCCATGTGATAACTGCCGATAACAATGACGGCCGCGTTGATGGCGGTGGTGGTTTTGGTTTCGTTCACGTTTTCTAATCCCATAGATTGATAGTTTTGATTGTTTGGTTTTGTTCGATTTTGGGCATGACGATGGTCAGCCCGGCAGGCAGTTGGACGGCTTGGCGGCTTAGTTTTGGATTGGCGGCGAGGATTTGCTCAACCATGCCGCTGGATTTGCCGTAATACTCGTAGGCCAGGCGGCTGATGGTGTCGCCGTCGCGCGTGATGATGGTGTTGTTTTGGGTGTGCATTTCAGACGGCCTTTAAATCAGCTCGCAATCGATGCGCGGCTTTTTGAGCAGCTCGGCGATGGCGTGATGGCCTTCGCGGCGGTAGTCTTCGGCGGTCTCTTGTTTGGCGTCGCTGCGCGCGGCGGTTTTTCCGGTGCTGTCGTAGTCGTTGTAAATCTCTAGGAGCAGTGCTTTGGTGTAGCTGTACACGGCGCGGCGGTAGCGGATGTTGGCGAGCGGCTCGCCGTTGATTCGGCGTGGGTCGGTTTGGCTGATGTGTTGAGCCAATGGGACGATAGCGATGATGTCTTTGAGCTGGTCGTTGACGTAGGCGACGGCGTTGACGGCGGTGTCGAAGAGGCGGTCGGGTGTGATGGTGGTGTCGATGCGCATGTCGCGGCGCAGCTCGTCCAGGTCGATGACCGGCCAAAAGTCGCCGCTGTCGATGTGTTGTTTGTCGATGGTCTGTGTGTTTGTGGGTGAGGCGGTATTAAAGTTAAATCCGGTCATTTCAGACGGCCTTTTTTATTGGGGGTATGGCAGGGGCGGCGGCGCAGGCTGTAAGGGATTGGGCTTGCAGACAGGCTGCCGTCTGCCATACGGCGGGGGAGCTTTTATTTTTCGAGCTGTTTTTTCAGGGCGTCGATGCGTTTTTTGACGCCGCTGCGCTCGTTGTAGGCGAGGGCTTGCTCGTAGAGGGCGAGGGCGTGTTCGTCTTCGCCTTGCTCTTCGGCGCGCTCGCCTGCGGCTTTGAGCAATTTGGCGCGGATTTGGTCGGGCATGTTGTTGATGTGCATACCGTTGTCTGATTTGGCTGTGACCCAATCAATCAGGGTTTGCAGGTTGGGCAGGCTGATGTCGCTGCCTGCGCTGATTTGCTCGGCCATTTGCTCGATGATGATTTCGGGCATGGTGCGGCTGTATTCGTCGGTTGAGGCCATTTGTGTCTCGATGGCGAGCTGCGCCAGCGGCATGGCTTGGTTAAGCGCACCTGTGTCAATCATCCAAACCAAGAGCGTCGGGGTCACTTGGTCGTCTTCGGCGGCGCGGCCGGTATCGATGACGCCTTGAATCCAGTCGGAATAATTCGGAATCATGGTGGCTTTGGCTTTGATTTTGTCTTGGATGGAGGCGATGTTCTTTAAAATCGCTTTGTCGTCTTTGAGGCTTTTATATAAGCGTTGATAGACGGTCAGGGCGTTGAGGTCGATGTTGTCTGTTGCGGCGGTTGCGGCAATGTTTTGGTCAAAATGCTGGCGGAGTAGGGTCATTTCAGACGGCCTTTCTTTTTGTCTTCGGGGGCTTGCGCCCCCTGTTTTTATTTGGTGTAGGTCAGGTTTTCAATCAAAACCGCCGCGCCATATTCCTCGACGATGAAGTCGATGTTTTTTGATTGCAGGCTCTCGAGCTGGTCTTTGCGTGGGTTGTCAACGATTTGACGGCGCTCGCCGCTGATTTGGTAGTAAATCGACAGGTTCGACAACGGGGTAATCAGCAGGGTGTTTTGCGGCATGTTGGGGACGTACATGACCGGCAGGCCGCCCAATGTTCGCTCTTTGTTCAGACGGCCGCCTGATTCGATTTCGGTGGCGGTTTCGCCTGATTTGTTGACGATGCGCAGGTATTTGTCGCCAACGGTGCGGCGGCTTGCCAAGACGACGAAATCGGAGCGGTCGGCGAAGCGTTCGTCCATCATGACGTTGAGCGCGTCGGTAACTACTGCGTCGAGGTTTTTGTAATCGGTTGCGCCCGGGCCGTATGGGACGGAGGCAGTCGATGTGCCGGTGGTGCCGATGCAGCGTGATTTGTTTTCCTCGCGCATTTTTTGCAGCCAGCCTTTGGCGACGTCTTGCAGCATTGTGTTGGCGGAGGCGTCAGAATCTGCGGCGCGGCTGGTGCCGTTCATGCCGATGGTGACCACAGACAGGGCAATGGATTCGGCGATTTTTTTGTTGATGTGTTTCGGAAAATCGGTCAGGTGCGCCCATTGGTCGATTTCGTCATAGCGCAGGGCGGCGTCGAAGTTGGTTTTTTCGAGCGTGTATTTGCGGCCGCTCAAGTTGTGAATCGGCTTCGGTTGGCGCTCTTTGCCTTGGGCTGATGTGTCGGTATTGCTGCCGATCAGGCCGGAGGAAAGGCCGATAACTTCGCCGACTTTTTCAGTTTTCGGGCGCAGGTTGATTTTTTTCAGCAGCTCGGTGTTTTGAGCAATCTCGTCGTACATTTTCTGCACGGCTGTCGGGGAGATGGTGTAGCCGTTGCTGACTTGCTCTTTGCTGATGCCTTGGGCGGCGGCAACGTCGGAAATCATCGCGGCGATGGCTAGACTTAATTTAGTTTGGTTCATGGTGCGCTTTCTGTGGTATTGGGTATTAGGGGGATGGGGTGGATTTCGGTTTGCTTACTTACCAAACAATGCGGTCGGCGACTTGGCTGCCGCTGTGTTCTTGGCGTTGGCCGGTGTATGGGCTGGCTTCGATTTCGGCTTTGAATTTGTCAAACTCGGCGCGCAGGGCGTTGTATTCGGTTTGCTGGGCTTCGATTTTTTCGTCCAGTTTCTCGATTAATTGGGCGGCTTTGCCGAAACCGTCCCAGCCCTCTTGCTTGAATTGCTGGCCGTCTTTTGGCTCGCTTGGTTGCTCCGGATTGATGGTCGGGGTTTCTTGCTGCTCCGGTTCTTTTTTGCCGAAGTATTTGGCAAACATGCGGCTGAAAATGCTTTCTGCGTGTTCAACGGTAATAGGTTGGTCTTGGTCTTGGCTGTCTTGAGGCTTGGTCATGGCGATTTCCTGCGTTTCGGTTTGTCGGTAGGCGGTAAAGATTTTTTCTTCGGCCTTATTCTTGGCGGCGGTGTAGTTTGCGGTCGTGCCAAGACTTGCCGGGGTGTCGGTAATGGCGAGGCCGGTCAGGTAGGCTTTTTTGGTATCGGCAAAGCGCGGCGTGATTTCCATGCTCGTGTAGATTTTTTGACCGCTGTCCCATAATTTCTGAAGGCTGTCGGTGATATTCAGCTTGGCCAGCAGGGCGGTTTTGGTTTCGTCTTTCGCCCACGGCTCTGCTTTGAGTTCGACGACGTTGCCGTAGCCGCCAGCGAAACCGGGGAACAGAAAATTCATGTGTTCGAGGTTGATGCGCGCGCCGTAGATTTCGGGGTCGTATTGGTCGGCCATTTCTTGCAGCTCTTTGGATGAGATGTTGCGGCCGTCTGCGGTTTCGCCGCTGACGCCGATGACGCGCCAATCGGTTTTTTTATAGGTCATGGGTGGATGCTCTCGCGTGTTGATGGGCATAGTTTGGCAAGCGCTGGACGGTTTTTCTATGCTTTGCGATTTTTGAGGATTTTTTTAAAAGGCGTTTGGGTTTAAGGCGGCCTGAAAATCATTGATTGTTTGGTTTTCAGACTTTTTTATTTTTTGAGAGATGACAAAAGAATCGTTAATCAAACCAAATGTCGATCCGCGCTTGATGGCGCGTGAGCTTTATTGGCAGGGCTGGCGGATTTCGGAGATTGCCCGACATCTTGGTCTTAAGGCGCCGGCGGTTTATTCGTGGAAGAGCCGCGATAATTGGGACGGCGGCAGCCCTGCCGGGCGCGTGGCTGCTTCGGCGGAAATGCGGCTGCATGTTTTGATCGCGCAGCCGAAGAAATCGGATGCCGACTATAAGGAAATGCGGCAGCTTTTCGCGCTGGTATCGGGCGGCAAGAAAGCCGATGCGCGGCAGCCTGATTTAAATGAGGTCGCGCCGGTGGCAGATGCTCCGGCGGTTTCAGACGGCCTGCCGTGGGATGTGCCGACTATCGACAAGCCGCCGCGTGAGCGTCGGGAGCGTGAGAATGTGCGCTCGGCAACGAAGCCTGCGCCCAATAGTTTCACGGCAGAGCAGGTCTTGCGCTTGCAGGAAATCTTCAGGGAGCAGATGTTTGATTATCAGCGGATTTGGTACAACCAAAAGGTACGTTTCCGCAATCTGCTCAAAAGTCGTCAGATCGGGGCGACGTTCTTTTTTGCGCGTGAGGCGTTTGTTGATGCGCTGACGACTGGAAAAAATAAGGTGTTTTTGTCGGCATCGAAGGCGCAGGCTTTCCAGTTTAAGCAGTATCAAATCGACATGGCGCAGATGGTCGGCGTTGAACTTAAGGGCGCGAATATTCGTTTGGGGAATGGCTCGGTCTTGTACTTTTTGGGGACTAATTCGCGCACGGCTCAAGGCCGTCATGGCGACTTGTATGTTGACGAGTATTTCTGGATTCCCGATTTCAAAGAGCTGACGCGCTTGTCGAAGCCTATGGCTTCTCAACGTCAATATCGGATTACTTATTTTTCTACGCCGTCTGCGGTTTCCCATCCGGCTTATTCGTTTTGGACTGGGGAGCAATTTAATGAGGGGCGCGAAAAATCGGAGCATATCAAACTGGATGTCAGCCATGCCGCGCTGGTTGACGGCCGCGCCTGCGAAGATGGGCAATGGCGTCAGATTGTGACGCTTGATGACGCGGAGCGGCGCGGCTGTAATTTGTTTGACCGCCAACAGCTCCTGCTTGAAAACTCGCCGGCGGAATTTCGTCAGCTCTTTATGTGTGAGTTTGTCGAGGATGGCGACAATGTCTTTGACTTCACGGCATTGCAACGCTGCGCGGTCGATTCGTGGGACGAGTGGGCGGAATTTTATAAGCCGTTCGCGGCGCGCCCTGTTGGGAATCTGCCTGTTTGGTTGGGCTATGACCCAGCCGATTCAGGCGATGCGGCGGCGTTTGTGGCCGTCGTGCCGCCTCGCTTTGCCGGGGATAAATTCCGAATTGTTGAGCGTCAGATGTTGCACGGCAATGATTTTCAAAGTCAGGCGGCCTTTATTAAAAAGGCTTTCGAGCGGTACAACGTGCAAAAGGTTGTCATCGATAAAACTGGATTGGGCGCGGCCGTCTTTCAGATTGTCCAGGGATTCTATCCGCCTGTAATCGGCGTCCAATACTCCATGCAGGAGAAATATTTGATGATTAATAAGATGCACGCGCTCATGCGTGAGCGGCGCGTTGAGTGGGAGCTTGACTGGAAGGATTTCACGGCGGCTTTTATGAGTATTCGCACGGCTGTGACCGGCAGCGGCCGCAATGTGACCTATGTCAGCGGTCGGACGAAAGAGTTGAGCCATGCGGATGTCGCGTGGGCGGCGTTGCAGGTGTTCTACCAAGAGCCGCTCGACGGCGCGGCGGCGCGTGGTTCGGTTGATGTTTTTTAATGAGAGGTTTTTATTATGAGTAATGAGATTTTAAAAGAGGGTCAGTTTGACTGTGATGTCTTTTCGTTTGAGGACTACCAAGATGTGTACAGTCTTTTCGACTTTATCGGCTGCGTTGACAATGGGACGTGGTACGATCCGCCTGTCAATTTGTATGATGTCGAGCGGCTGCTGACCAAGGGGCTGCACCATGCGTCCGCCTTGCTTGCCAAGCTGAATATTCTTAAAGTCACTTTCAAACCGACGGAGTTTTTGAGCCGCTCGGAATTTGAAAAGCTGGCTTTTAATTATTTGGTTTTGGGCAATGGCTATCTTGAAATGCAGCGCAATCGGCTGGGCAAGGTCGTCGGAATGAAAAGCCGCTTGGCTTTGTACATGCGCCGCGCGTCCAATTTAAAAGACTTTGTCTATTTGCGGAATAATTTTTTACAGTTGGACTACGAAGAAATTAAAGGCAAAGACGTGATCCACATCATGCAGCCGAATTTGAAACAGGAAATATATGGCGTGCCATATTATTTGGCGGCGATGGACTCGATTGATTTAAATTCGGCGGCGACGAAATTCCGCGTCCGCTATTATAAGAATGGTTCCCACGCTGGATTTATTCTCTATTCGACTGACACGAAAATCGACGAGAAGGGGTGGGATGCAGTCAAGTCGCAGCTCCGAGAGTCTAAAGGCGCCGGCAATTTTAAAAATGTTGTACTGCGCGCGCCGGGCGGAAATCCTGACGGCATTAAATTGATTCCCATCGCGGAGGTCGCGGCTAAGGATGAGTTTCTCAATATAAAAGCCGTCAGCGCGGAAGATATGATGGCGATTCATCGCGTACCGCCTGCGTTGATGGGGATTGTTCCAAAGTCTGCCGGTGGTCTTGGTGACGCGATGACGGTGGCAAAAGTGTTTGCAACTAATGAAGTCAAGCCGTTGCAGCAAAGTTTTATTGACGTTAATGAGCGAATCGGGCTTAAAGTTTTTGACTTCGACAGCTATCAAGTCGAAGAGCCAACGCCGAAATAAAATCAAACTCAAAATAAAAGCTGAATCAATTTTCTAGGATTCAGCTTTTTTATTTTCGGAAATTTTGACCGCCGCCGGAGTGGCTCGCCGCGCACTGCCCTCCGCGCCTCCGCATTAAAAAAATCCTCTGCATTTTTATGCAGTCGTGCGAAATGCTCAAAGTCTTATATTCAGACGGCCTTTGACATATTTTTTATTACGCGTTTTTTATGCGTTTTTATGCAAAATTCCGCGTTTTCTTTCTAAATTATTCGCCATCTTTTCGGCGGCGGTATTTTTCGCGCAATGCCATCACATCACGTCCGAATAATTCCAACGCTTCGCGGCGTTCTTCGAGCAGTTCGGAGCGGTCATAGGCTCGCTCGGTTTTGTCTGCGATGCCATGAGAAAGTAATAATTCGCCGACATCGCGGCGGATTTTGTGTTTTTCTCGGAGATATGTTCGGGCAAGGCTTCGGAGGCCGTGGGCGGTCGTGTCTAGTTTCATTTTCCGCCGCAGTTTCAGTCGGACGGTTTCACGGTCTAGCGATTTTGTAAAGCCGCTTCCTTCAAATAAATAAATTCCGTTGACGTTGAGTTTGATAGCCTCGTTATAAATTTGCAGCAGTGCCGACGATAACGGCACAATGTGCGGCCGCGTCTTCATTCGCTCAAGTGGGATTTCCCATATTTTCTGCTCAAGGTCAATTTCTTTGAGTAGCGTCCCAGCGGCTTCAGACGGCCTCGTCATGCTTAAGAGTTGCCAATAAATCAGCAGGCGCGCACGGTCGCCGATACCGTCGGCGGTTTCTAACTTTTCGATTAATACCGGCAGCTCGTCATATTTCAAAGACTTAAAGTGTCGTTCTTTGGGTTTGTCAAAAACCTGCTTTCCGATAACAGTCACGGGGTTGCTTTTCAGCGTCCCGTCGGCGACGTAGTAGTCAAACATTAAATTCAAATTCCCCTTGACGCGGCGCAGATATTCCAACACGCCGCGCGCTTCCATTTTTCGGAGCATTTCGACAATCTCGGCCGTCTCGATTGTTCGGATGTCGCGGCCTTTAAAAACTGGTATCGCGTTCAGTTCGATCGCAGATAATACGGCTTTTGCATAACGCGGCGCTTTTCCGCTGCCATCTTTGCCGCCCGATCTAGCCCAGCGGTCATACCAAACTGCCAAGCAATTTTCAAAGCGATATTTTGCGGCAACATCATCAGATATGATTTTGGGGTCTTTCCCTTCGCCAATTTTTTTTAATATTTCCTCTCGCCATTGCCTGGCGTCTGCAAGGCCGAATTTTGGGAAAAGTCCCAGCGTCAGCGTGTCTGCCTTGCCATCGGTCGGGCGGCGATATTGAAGCCGCCATGACTTCTTGCCTGATGGAAGCACCCAAAGAGCGAGGCCGCCGCCGTCAGGCAGCTTGTACATTTTGTCTTTTGCGCGCGCAGCTTTGACTTGTGCCAGCGTCAATGGGGTCACGATTTTTGGCAT